CGGGCTTTTCACGCCCCCTTCGCGCGCCGTTTCCGAGTTCGCAAGACATGACTTGGCCATCAGCGAAAGGCTCACAAAAGACCAGTTGACGACCGCCAAGAGCCGTTTGGAAGACGCCAAAATCATAGAGACCATCCCGTATGGGAAGGCGTCGGATGGGAAGACCACTATCGTAATAATCAACCAAGAGTAGGTCTTTACACAACTAATGGTTGTTTGTCCGAGAGGACGATTAATTGCGTCAACTAGCAGGTTTTGGCACTTCAAGTAGCAGCTTTCATATATCCCAAGGGGCCTGTTTCGATAGGCGTTTTTTAGAAGTGCCAAAACCTGCTAGTTGACAGGGCCGGGAAATACCACTAGAAGGGGCCTACTTTGACACCAAAGGGGCCTACTTGCAGACTTTAAGGGGCCTGGAAAGTGGCAAAAATATACACCCCCCTTACAGGGGGGTGGGTGTGTGTGGAGGACACACCCACCCCCCCCTGTAAGGGGGTAGCGAAATCCAAAAGCACCCTGGAAAGGTTCTAAAATGGCAGACTTGAGAGAGGCCCGCAGATTGAAGGGCGCCGCCACCCGCGCAAAAAACATTGCGGTCGATACGTACAAACGCGCCATATGGGAATATGAAGACACGTGTAAAAACTGGGAAAGCGATTTGAAGTTGTGCGACGCTGCCTTGGACGCTCTGGACCGTGGGGCTATCAAGGCGGCCCGTGCAGCCCTTGAGCAATTGCAGGCGTCAGCAAAGCGCAAAGAGACGCTGAAGGTCGATATGGAGACGAAAGGGGAGCTAAGCGGCAAGGCCGTAAGGGCCGCCACGGACGCCAGCGTGAAGGCGCTGAAGGCATGGGAAGACCTGCAAGCCAAGGGTTGACTTTCGACACTGGGCGAGCTATGTTTGAAATTGTGGATAGGGATTCGAACCCGAACGGTTGAACCTAGCAACCTTCCACAACCTTCCCTCTAGGGGTTCAGCGAACTTAGGAGCTGACCGCATGACACAGCAGGTTATCCCCTTCACATTCGACGCCCACGCAGTCCGCACGGTCAGCCGTGGTTTGCGTTGGTCGACGTTTGCGCTGTTCTGGAAATCGCCAACGTCGGAAACGTAAAGCTTTGGAGTGAAACAGATGTCGAATGAAACAGTTGCGTTCTTGAATCGCGTCGCTGGCGGCGCTGGTAGTGGTCAGGCGTTGGAGGATGACTATGTTCCGGTGGCGTTGGCGCTTCCCGTAACACCTTTCTCTGACCCGGCTACGGCGGGCGACTTGGAGTCCATTCAGCTTGGCGAAGTCGCTCTGATCGGCATTGGGGGCGTGAACGCTCCTGAGATCGTGAGCGCCATGATTAAGTCCATCACGTAACTGTTTACTTGAAACACGCCATCACCAGAATTCGGAGACCACCATGAAGTTCGTCAATTTGACCCCGCACATCGTTACCATTTTCGACATCAACGCCGACAAAATCTCTCTTCCGTCTGAGGGCGTCGCCCGCGTCGCCACCCACGACGAAGAGTTCGAGCCGGTCGGCAGCATCCCCGTTGTCTCGGCCCCGATCATGGGGCCGGTTGAAGGGCTCCCAGCTCCTGTGGACGGCGTCGGGTATATCGTCAGCCTGATGGTGCTCCAGCACCCCGATGTGTCTGGACGCCGGGACGTGTTCGCGCCCGCCACTGGGCCGAAGCACCATGCCGTTCGGGACGAGCAAGGGCGCATCGCCGGTGTCACGAGACTGGTTGCGGCGCCGCGGCGCGATTAACTGACCTCTAAGACTCTGGAAATGTTTTAAAATGACTGTACATTTCGTTGCCGCCGATAGAGGCGTAGCCGACATTTTCGAGAATGAACTGGGCAAGCCCTACAAGCTGGCGATTATTGCTTGGCGCATTGTCACCGTTGGACTCGCTGAGTATGGCGGGGAAACTCATGTCAGCCCGGTTTACGAGGGCGAACAGCCCTCGACGGAGCTGGTGAAGTTGGGGCGTCTTGAGACGGACGGAACGGTGACCGGCGCGGACGGCAGGAACTACCGGAGCTGGGAGGCCTTCAAGTTCGTGTACAGCTTGCCGGAAGACGAGCGTGTGTTCGCCGCGTCCGGCGCGCCGCGTCCGGGTGGGGCCGAAGACGGATTCAGCCTGTCGGTGGATTACATCGCCCAAATCGGCGCGGTCCCCACAATGAGCGCCGACGAAGTGTTGAAATTGACTCGGGAGAACGGGTGATGGTAGCAACCCCCATAGAGAATATCGTCCGGGTTGGCTGGAAACTGGCGTGTGGCCCAGGGACAGCGCACGAGAACGCCGCCGAGATGGCAGGATTGCCTCGAACCGTAATCTACGCAGACAAGGTCAAAAAACCTCGTGTCGGATGGGTGGCGTGGGCGCACAACCACAGCAATCTGGGCCACGTCGAGCCTCAGTTTGAGAAAACACGGGCGAGGGCGGCGGCGCGGTTCCTTTTGAAGGCGATTGAGATACAAGAGAAGGTAGCGTAAGACTTGATTTACTCGATGAGTTGAGGAATGTGATGAAACAGATTTTGATCGCGCTGGCGACGCTGGCGATTTGCGGAGCAGCCGCAGCCCAAAGCATGTGCCCGATTGGTTATTACCCGGTCGGAAACGACATGTGCTGCCCCATTGGTACCGTCCCGGTGATGGGGCCATTTGGCGTAACGCAATGCCAGAGGCCATGATGCTACGGAACGCAACCTCATCATCGGTGGGGTTGCGTTCACCCTTGGGCATGCGTTATGGTTTCTGTGTCGCAAGGTGGCTCAATTGGTAGAGTAAGCGGGCTGTTAACCGCTCGGTTGAAGGTTCGAACGGAGTAGCTTAAGGGATAGAGCGTCAGCTTCCGTGACCGTTTTAGAGGATGGATATAGAATTGACTCCGAAGCAAGAGAGGTTTTGCCAAGAATATCTTGCGACTGGTAATGCCAGCGAGTCATACCGCCGTGCGTACAACGCCTCTAAGATGAAACCTCAAGTAATTCACGAAGCAGCATCAAAGTTGCTTCAGCACCCTGAGGTCTCTCTGAGGGTAAAAACTGGACAAGCAGAAGCTGTTAAGAGAAACGAAATTACTGTTGATGACCTTATAGCTGAACTTGATGAAGCGAGGCTCATCAGCAAAGAGGACCGGGTCGGTTCTGTTATGGTCAGCGCCACTATGGGCAAGGGGAAGCTGTTGGGCCTGATCGTGGACCGCAAGGACCTCACGGTTCATTCGCAAATCTCGGCCATGACTGACGCCGAGCTTGCACAGTTTATTGATGACGTTGATGTGGATGACGAGGCTTAATCGGTCCCTGGTCACTCCTCGCCAACGCAAGGAAGCTTTGGCCCTGGCGTTGTACGAGCGCAAGCTCCGTTTGGAGCGCGGGCGCCAGTCTCGTCCTGGCGGTCTCATTCATTTCGTCAGGTTCTTTTGGTCTATCCTTGAGCCCAACAACCCCTTCATCGACGGATGGCCTCTGTGGGCCATGTGTGATCACCTTGAGGCCGTTAGCAGGGGCGAGATCACCAAACTTCTGATCAACGTTCCCCCAGGGTCGGCCAAATCACTCCTGGTAAACGTGTTCTGGCCCGCTTGGGAATGGTCAGCTTTCGGGCGTCCTGACCTCCGTTATGTGTCGTTCAGCTACTCAAGCGCCCTCACCGAGCGCGACAACCAGCGGTTTCTGGACCTGATTAAGTCCAGTCGATTTAGGGACATGTGGGGCCACGTCTTCAGCCTGACGGCGGACGGCAAGATCAAACCCACCAACAGCGCCAAGGGTTGGAAATTTGCCACGTCGTTCACGGGCGTGGGGACCGGAGAGCGTGGCAACAGGGTGTTGATCGATGACCCCCATAACATCGCCGATGGCGAATCCGACAAAATACGGAGCGAGACGGTCCGCCAGTTCCGTGAGGCAATCTCCAATCGTTTAAACGACATGACCACGTCGGCCCTGGTAGTCATCATGCAGCGCGTCCACGAGTCGGATGTGTCGGGGGCTATCATCGATGACGACCTCGGGTACGTGCACCTCTGTATCACCGCGGAGTATGAGCCCGATCGTCATTGCGAAACCGAGATCGGTTGGAGCGACCCCAGGACCGAGAGCGGTCAGTGCTTCTGGCCCGCTCGGTTCCCGCCCGCCGCCGTGGCCGCGTGCAAAAAGCTCGGTCCTTACGCCTGGAACAGCCAATACCAGCAACGCCCGGAGATCAGGGGCGGCGGACTCATCAAGCGCGACTGGTGGCAGGCTTGGTCCCCGGCTGATGGTAAGTGGCCCGTGTTCGATTTCACTATTGCCAGTCTTGACCCGGCATTCACCAGCAAGGAGGAGAACGACCCATCCGGTCTCACCGTCTGGGGTGTCTTCCGTCAGAAGAACGGTGACATCGGCGTCATGCTTATGCACGCCTTCAGGAAGCATTTGGAACTGCACGGCGGACGAAACGAGCGGTGGCCGGGGGAAACAGACGATGACTTCCGAAGCCGCTGCAAGGACACCTGGGGGCTGTGTGAGACGGTCGCCGATGCCTGCCGTCGGTTCGGGGCCAAACACCTCCTAATCGAGTCCAAAGCATCAGGCCACAGTGTTGCGCAAGAGATGCGCCGGTTGCATGGACGCGAAGGTTACAGCATCGAGTTGATTGACCCCAAGGGGCTCGACAAGACGGCGCGAGTTATCCGCGTCCAGCCTATGTTCACCGAGGGGCAGATTTTTGCGCCGTTCAGCCCCAAGACGGGGACCTTCTACAGTTGGGCGCAGATGGTCATCGACGAGGTGGCTATCTTCCCGCGCGGTAAACACGATGATTTGTGCGACTCTATGTCACAGTCCCTGTGGTGGCTGAGGGGCAACGGGTTTGCTGCCAGACGAGACGAGCTTTTTGCCAGTAAGCAGGAGGCCGAGAAGTTCCGTAAGCCGGAGGAACCTCTCTACCCTGCTTAAACTATAGGACAACACGATGGGCAAGCACCAAGTGGATTTTACCGCTCAAGACGTACTTGCAGCCATGGGTTTTGAGGCGCAACGTCTTGCTACGGCTGTGGCTCAGCATGCGGCTGGGTATCCGTTCCCCGATCCCCGTTCTCTCAAGCAAGTCATTGACCGGATGGCGCATCTCAACAATACGTTGTTGAAGTTCAAAGACCTGCTGGCGGCGCCCGAAACCAACAGGACGACAACCCTCGATGGATAACACCCAACGCTTTGATCCGGCAGCGAACATCCTGGAGATTGACGACGCCGATGGCGGGACGACCGTCGACTTCAATCCCCAGGTGGGCGTCGAGGACATCCACTCAGATCATTATGCGAATCTGGCCGAAGAGCTTGACGAAGCGATCCTTGACGATATCGCGACAGAGCTGTTGCGCGGCATTGAGGACGACCAGCGTTCCCGCATGGAGTGGATGACCCAGCGCGCCAAGGAGTTGGATATCCTGGGGCTCAAGATCGAGGCCCCACGGTCGGACCTTGGATCATCCGCCGCCCCGATGGAGGGTATGAGCAACATCCGTCATCCGTTGCTTCTTGAGGCCGTCATCCGCTTCCAGGCCAACGCGCGTGGCGAGCTACTTCCTTCAGGCGGTCCTCTCAAGATCGACAACGAGGGGGGGAAGGGGACCATCGAGACTGATGACCAGGCCGAGCGGCTGGAGAGGGACTGCAACGTCTTCCTGACCTCCACCTGCACCGAATATGTACCGGACACAGACCGAATGCTGTTTGGCGTCGGCTGTGGGGGCGCCGGCTTCAAGAAAGGCTACCACGACCCAATCAAACGGAGGCCTACCCTTGAGTCCGTGGACGCCGAGAACCTGATCATCTCCAACAACGCCACGGACCTCACCAATGCCGCGCGCATCACGCACGTCATCAAGATGTCCAAGAGCGTGCTTATCCGTATGCAGATCGCCGGGGCGTACCGTGATGTGGACCTCGCCACGCCGACCGAGAGCACCAATCAGGTGGAGCGCAAGCTGTCCCGCATTCAAGGCGTCGATAAGACCAGCGGCGATCCAAGCGATATCGATTACACCATTTACGAGTGTTACGCCGATTACGACATCCCTGGGTATGAGCACAAGCTCAAGGGCAAGACCACGGGCTTGCCCATCCCGTACAAGGTCGTCATCGACAAGTCCTCGCGTAAAATTCTGGAGATCAGGCGGAATTGGAAGGAGGGTGACGAACAGTGTATCAAGCGCAAAACCTTCGTCATGTACACCTTCATCCCGTATAAGGGTCTGTATCCCCTTGGGCTTATGCATATTTTGGGAAACACGTCTAACGCTTTGACAGCGGCGTGGCGTATCGCCCTCGACAACGGCATGTTTGGAAATTTTCCTGGCTTCATCTACGCCAAGAGCGGGACCGGCCAGGACACCAACAGCTTCCGCGTGGCGCCGGGGTCCGGCGTGGCGGTCAATGTCGGCAATGAGGGGACGCTGTCTGGAAAGATCATGCCCCTCCCGTACAAGAGCCTGGATGTGGCGTTCCTCCAGCTCATTGAGAACGTGAGCGCCACCGGTCAGCGACTGGGCGGGACCGGGGAAAGCAATGTGGGCGAGGGCGTTCAGAACGCGCCGGTGGGAACCACGCTCGCGCTCATCGAACAGGCCCAGAGAGTAATGAGCGCCGTGCACAAACGACTTCACGCGGCTCAGGCCGAGGAGTTCCAGATTCTCAAAGAGTTACTCCAGGAAGACCCGGAGTCGCTATGGCGGCATCGCAAAGGGCCGAATACGAGACCATGGGATGAGGAGACATTGCGCGCTGCACTCGAAAATTACGATCTGATTCCCGTCGCCGATCCGAATACGCCAAGTCACATGCATCGGCTCGCGCGGGCTGAAGCCTTTGCCGAAAAAGTGGCGATGAACCCAGATATGTTTAATCTTCGCAAGGCGTACATGTATTATTTTCATGCGATTGGCATGGATGGGATCGAAGAGTTCTTCGCGCCGCCCCAGCCGCCGCAGGAACCGCAGATGGACCCTAAGGCTGTACTCGCCGCGCACGCCGCACAGCTCAAGGTTCAATCTGACGCCCAAAGTAATCAAGTGAAGTTACTTGACATTCAGACGCGCGCCGCCGAAGGTGAGGCAAATCGCCAGAGTAAAGAGCGTATTGAACAACTCAAAATCGCTGAGCGGCTTGCGGTCCACCCTTCATCGCAACAGATTATCTCGGGGAACCCGACGTGAAACAGTACAAAGAACAGTCCCGCAAGTCCATGGAAGCCAAGGTGGCCGCCCATGGAGGAACCTGCAAGGCTCATGGTGGCGCGATAGCCCACAAGGGCAAAGGCAAGTCGGTGACCAAGGTGAACATCGTGGTTGCCCCACGGGAGCGTGATCGTCCGGTCGCCGCTCCTGTGTCTGGGGGTGCGGCTGCACCGGCGAGCGTTGGGCCTTCTCGCTCGCCGGTGCAGACTGCGCCGGTCGGTGGGCTTTCGGGGCTCATGGCAAGGGGTGGGCGAGCCCATCGGGCTCACGGCGGGCGCGTCGGCCATTTCGAAGCCGGGGCTGGTTCGGGTGTAGGACGGTTGGAAAAGACGGAGCACGTAAGGCGGAAGTAAAATGAACTATCAGGACTATGCCCAGACACAATTTGAGAAGAATCTTCTGGAAGCACTTGCTACAAGACGGCAAGAAATTCTCGAATCGCTTGGAACCGGGTCGGACATTAATGATATTGCCAGGTACAAGCACTGGACAGGTTACATCAAATGCTTAACTGAAGTCGTGGAAATTATGAAATCTGTTAAGCAAGAGCTAAATAGGAAGGCAAACTTATGAGCAGACCTGTACAACAGCTTGTTTACAACCTTGGTGTGGACGACCCCAAGCAGGTCATTTTGGACGCCTTGGGCGATGCTTTGGTGTTCCTCCCACACATTTACGGAAGCAAAGTGCTTGTGGCGACGGCCCCCAGTCCCAACAGGCGTGGGAGCATCTGGGTTCCCGACAAGAGCAACGACGAAGGCCGGTTCCAGGGTAAAGTTGGGCTGGTCCTTGGTTGGGGTCCGACCGCGTTCGTCTACGATCCCGAATTCCCGTCCTACAAGTGGGAAGGCCCTAAGCCCCAGTTGCGCGATTGGGTGTTTTACCGGACCTCGGATGCTTGGGAGTGCGGAATTAATGGTGTGTCCTGTCGCTATATCCAGGATGACCGCGTTGTAGGAACCGTCACGGACATTGAGGTGATCTTCTGATGTCGAGAAAAACCAGAATGCGGCGACAGGCCCGCGAACAGGCCCCCGAGGAGCCCGAACTGGAGGTTCTCGACGCCCCGGAAGAGCCCGAAGACCAGACAGAAGGGCAGCACGTCGAAGCACCGAGCGATGAAGACCCAATTGAGGTTCTTCAGCGCAGCGTTGACGCGGCCAATAAGGCCAAGGATGAGGCTGAAACCAAGGCCGCCGACGAAGCCAGACGTCGCCAGGACGCTGAGGCGCGTCGTTACGAGCTTGAGAACCGCCACGTCTCGACGGACCTGGAGAACCGTAAGGCACTTCTTGAGCGAGACTATCTCGCGGTTGCCGCTGACGCCGACAATGCCGAACGAGCCTACGCGGACGCAATGACCGCTGGCGATTACGCGGCTGCGGCGAAGGCTCAGCGTGCTATGGCGTCGGCTGAGGCCAAAATTACCCGTCTACAAGCCGATTACTTCGTCAACGAAGAGCAGATTAAAAACCCGCCCCGGCGGGAGGCTCCGCCGGTTCAGGACGGGTTTGAGGAGCGGGTTCAGACTCTTCACCCTAAAATTCAGTCGTGGGCTCGCGAACACAAGGACGATTTGATGGCGCGGTCCCAATTGGCCTATTCCGCCGATCAGTTGGCCGTAAACCGTGGGTTGGCCATTGGGTCCGACGAGTATTTGGACTTTATGGACGAGCAAATGGGGTACACTTATGAGGAGCCAGAGCCGAAGAAGGTTGTAACACGTCGTGCTCCACCTGTATCAGCTCCTGTATCCCGTGCGTCGAATAGTGGTGATGTAAATAAGGTCTATCTCACTTCTTTTGACAAAGATATGGCCAAGTCTTTGGGTATGAGCAACGCCGAATATGCGAAATATGTCAGAGACGCGCCAAACAGCAATATTGCCAAAAAACTTGGCTTAAACTTTTCTAGAGGGGGCCGGTGATGAAATTAGACGCTCGTAAGCAGGAGAGAACGCCGTCTCCGGTGCTCAAAAAGGGCGAATTTCGGGGTCGTGGTGGAGAAGTTCTTCGCCGCGAAGCACCCAAAACGCCGAATCCCTTTGATTTTCCTAATGACATCAAAGAACCGGGTTGGTCGTATCAGTGGTGCCGGTCGGATGTATATGGTAGTTCTGAGTTTTCAGAAATCAGCGTGATGTTGCGCGCGGGCTGGCGACATGTTAACCCTAATCAGCTCAACGGCTACTTCGCCCATCAGTGCAAAGACAAAGATTTTGTCGAGGCCGGCGGCCTGACGCTCATGGAGCGCCCAGCCGGGATGACCGAGGAGGCTAGAGAGGAAGCCCAACGTGAGGCGAACCGCCACTTCATGCGGCAGCTCGATAAAAGGTTTGGAGACGATACGCCGCTCCCGAGCGGGATCGAATCCATGATGAGAATGACGAGCGCTGACCCACGCGAGGCGGCGCCGCAGGACTTCAAGCCCACTTACGGACGCGTTGTGGCGCCCGCTGGGGACAACGAATAATCCTCCCGAGCCGGGAGCGCATACTGACAGGCTTTGAAGTGACGCGCCGTTGCTCAGCCAAACCGAAACATTGAGGAACTTGACATGGCTAATACGAACGCACCGTTCGGTTTTCGCCATCTTGGTTGGGCGAGGGGCGGGCCTGGAGTAACAGGCGGCACCATCGAACGGAAGATCGCCTACGACAATTCCACCCCGATTTGCCAGGGCGACGTTGTTCAGTCCCTGGCCACTGGGTATGTCGCCATCGGAGCCGCTAGCGTCCAGGGCAGTAACACAGCCGGTATTTTCATGGGCTGTAAGTATCTGTCCACGTCTCAGGGCCGCGTTGTCTATTCCAACTACTGGCCGTCCGGCGACCATGCTTATGACGGAACTGCGATCATCGTTCCGATTGCTGGCGTGCCGCCACAGTTGTTCGTGGTCCAGTCCCTGTCGACTAAATACACCTTCGCCGACATCGGTGCCAATACTGATATCGACGTGGGAACGCAGGTCATCAGCGGGGGCTTTGGCCAGTCAGGCATGACGGTGACCCACTCGGTCATTTCCGCGACCGCGACCTATCCCTTCCGGGTGGTTGATCTCTGGTCGAACGTGACGCCTCCCGGTGCACCGGGAACCTACGACGGCAGTTACAACTGGGTTGTGGTTCAGTCGAACCCTGACTATGAACTCGGCATCGCGTAAGGGAGGGCTGAAGTATGTCTATCAATCTCGCATCAATTGCGAAGCAGCTCACCCCCGGCCTGATGGCTGTTACGGGTAAGTACAAAGAAGTCCCGTTGGAGTTTGACGCTGTCTTCACCAAGAAGGCTTCGACCCTGAATATGGAACGTTCCCTCCAGGCACGTTACCTTGGGATGGCAGCACTTAAATCTGACGGCGGGGCTACGGTATTCGACAATAACTCGGGTGACCGCTACACCTACAACATGCAGCCAATCAACGCTGGCCTTGGGTATGTGATCACCCGGAATGCGTTGGCGGACGGCCTGTACAAGGACGCGTTCACCCCGACCAATCTGGGCCTGCAGAACTCCATGAGAGCGTTCTGGAACACCCAGGCCGCCTACATCTTCAACGCCGCGTCCACCTACAACACGGCGACTGGCGGCGACGGCAAGGCGCTTCTGGCCACAGACCATCCGTACGATAACGGAACTTGGGCCAACACGTCCTCCACCCCTCAGTCGTTGAACGAAGTGAGCTTGCTGGCCGCAATCAAGGCAATTCCGAAAACATTCGTGGATCAGGCCGGTATTTTCATTGATGTCAATCATGAAAATCTGGTGATCCCGATCAACCTGTTGGACGTCGCCAAGCGTTTGCTCGATACCGAGTTGCGCCCTGGCACAGCCAACAACGACGTGAACGTCATCCACACCACTCACGGTAAGGTCCAGAAGCTCGTGGCGAGCCGCTACCTGACCAGTGACTATGCGTGGTTCCTGACGACCAGCGTCAAAGGGTTGATCCACTTGGAGCGCGAGCCGTTCGAAACCGACATGTTCGTTGACTTTGACACGGACAATCTTAAGGTCAAATGTTTCGAACGCGCGGGCTTCTTCTTCAATGATCCGCGTTGTATGTATGGCCAAATGGCCACAGCTTGAGGTTGTGTTAACACAAGGAGCGTTAAACTAATGCATGTATCTTTGGAGCCGAATTTGGATCGTTTGAGAGCATTCCTCAATTACGACCCATTGACCGGCGTCTTCACAAGACGTGTGGCGGCTGATCAGGGCGGGAGAATTCCCGCAGGCACAATAGCAGGTTCCCCAAATGGGAATGGTTATTTGTATATCCGAGTAGACGGCATGAATCTTCCCGCCGCACGTATCGCATGGTTTTTCATCCATGGAGTATGGCCTGATTGCATTGTGGACCATGAGAACACCATCAAGACGGATAACCGGATTGATAATTTACGGCTCGCCAGTGACGCGCAGAGCAACAGAAACCGGAAAGTGCATGGGCGAAACCTGTGTGGTCTTAAAGGTGTAAGCAAGCGCGGAAAATATTGGCGAGCCCGTATAACAGTTGACCGGGAGACTATCAGTCTTGGTGGCTTTGGTTCAAAGGAAGAAGCTTATGAGGCTTACCTCGCGAAATCTAAAGAACTCCATGGCGAGTTCGCGCACGCTTAAGGAGAACTCGACGTGACTTTGACAAATTTCCCCGGAGGTCTTTCGAGCTTCGGCGTTCCCGTTGGTGGCATGTTCACCAACGGGAAGCCTTGGTTCGTGAAGCCAGGGACCAGCGCGGGCGGAAATGACGGCAACACCGGCGATTCCTTTGACGTTCCGCTCGCCACCTTGGTGCAGGCGCAAGCTTTCGCCGCCGCCAACCGTAACGACGTGGTCTATATGATTGCGTCGTCCAACACCGCCGCCAATACAAGCGACGCCCAGTCCAGCACGTTGCTGTGGGCGAAAGACGGCGTTCACCTTATTGGCGTCAACGCCGGTCAGGCGCTTTCGCAGCGTTCCCGCATCAGTGCGGCTTCGACAGCCACGGGCGCCAACGTTGCTCCGCTCATGACCGTTTCCGCTAATGGTTGCCGGATTGAGAACATCCAGGTGATCAGCGAGTTGGCCAGCGCCAACGCAATCGGCGGCGTGCTCGTCTCCGGTCAGCGTAACCACTTCGTCAACTGCCATTTTGGCGGGGCGGCCACCACTACGCAGGATGTCGCCGGGGCTTATTCGCTTCGGGTAACCGGTTCCGAGAACCTGTTCGAAGACTGTACTATCGGCATCGACACCATTTCGCGGGCGACGGCAACCTACGAGTTGAGCATCGGCGGCGCTGCAACGCGGAATATTTTCCGCAACTGCCGCATCATTACCTATGCCGGTCACAACACGATGACGTGGTTGACGACCGACACCACCCTTGACCGGTTCGTGTTGTTCGAAAACTGCACCTTCATCAATGCCGTGAATTCGGCCGCAGCCACGATGAACCAGGGATTTGGCATCGGCCACACTGGCGGTTCCGTCATCCTGAAGGGGTGCACCCTGATCGGGGCCACCGCCTCCGAGACGGCCGCTAGCGGCTATGTGTGGTACGACGCAGCCACCACCATTAAGGCAGTGGCCACCGCCGTTGCGTAATGCATGAATCCGGCTCCTGTTGCGCCAGCGGGGGCCGGGCTATCTGACTGCGAAATCGGCCACACGGCCTATAAGGAAAATCACATGAGCAGAGCTCGACACCACACCGGTTCCAAAAAGCGCATCCCTGAGGCCGGTAGCAGCGGCAATGTGGGACCGACTGAGCGCGGCAACCCCCGCGTCATCGCTGAGGCTAAGGGGCCCACCTTGGGAACCATCCACGGCTCCGGCGGCAAGAAACGTATGGATCGCAAAAACGGCGGCCGAACCCACAGCGATGTCGCTGAAGACAAGAAGTTGATCAAGAGCGCGGTCAAGGAAGAGGCTCTCAAGGCCGGTGGCGGCAAGGCTGGGTCTGATACCCACCCCTACACCGAAGGCAAGTCCGGGTCTGCCGAGCATCCCTACACCAGCGCCCACAAGTGCGGCGGTAAGGTTGGTAAGTAATGTCCGCGATCCAGAGATACACTTACGACATTTCAACGGTTGTTCTGGGTGGTCAGGATGTCATTAATCTCGACTACATCAAGATTCCGTTCCAAGCGTCGATTCTCGTCGATCTCGTTTCTGGTTCGATCAACTATGCGATTGAGTTCACCACAGACGATATCTCTGGCGATCCTGCGACATTCCGATGGAACACTGTTCCCAACCTAACGGCTGGGCAAACGACAACTCAGGTTTACAAGCTCGACTGCCCTGTCACCGCCATCAGGCTTAACATCCAGTCCATGACTGGGGAAGCCCGCATTTCGGTCATCCAGGGTCTGGGCACGACCATAATTTAACGGAGTACGCCACATGGCCTCTCTTTTTCAGCCTGGATACCTTCCCTCTCAGACCTTGGCGGGTAAGGTTTTCATCGGCTCCACCACCCAGGCTGGCGTGACGCTGGCTGCAGTCGACGCGACAGCCCCGAAGTTTGGTCTGTGGAACCCCGCCGGGTCCGGCAAGGCCCTGGTTCTGGTCCGCATCACCCTGGGTCAGACCGATGCAACCACCCCGGCCATCTCCGGCCTTGGCTTGGGCGTGCTGACCAACGCCGGTTCCGCCATCGGCGCAACTGGCGCACCGATCACGGCGTTTACTGAGACCGCCCCGACAAGCGGTTTGGTTGGCGCCCCTGTAGGATTCCACGCGGGGCGGTTCACGCTGGCGGCAACCGTGGTTGCGCCGACGTTCTTCTATTCGCTTGGGTTTTCCCAGGACTCCACAACCCCCGGAACGCAGATCGACACCTGCATTCACGAGTTTGGCGGCGACATGATCGTCGTTCCGAATACGTTCATTTGTCTTGGTGGCGCAAATGTCGCCCCAGGTCAGGACTTTGCAGCCTCGATTGTGTGGTTTGAGGTGGATTACCCCGGTTAATCTTGGTGAGTAGTCGGCAATATTGCCTTTAACCTCACAGGATTGCGAAAACGATGTTTCAGCCGGGGTATCTGCCAGCGCAAACTTTGGCTGGAAACGTTTTTATTGGCTCGACAACATACGCCGGGATCGTAGCCCCGGCGTATAACGCTGCCGCGCAGACTTTCGGCCTGTGGAACCCGGCGGGTAGCGAAAAGAACGAGGTTCTAGCTCTTAATTTCAATTCCCAAACCGTTAATTTCGGTGAAACAGTGGGTTATGATGTAAGCATTGAGTGGCGGGAGATCGCGGGAGGATAATCATGACGAGCACCGGAACATACGCGTTTGCGCCGTCAGCCGCTGACGTAATCCTCAACGCCTACTCCATGGTGCAAATCAGACGCACGGAGATGACGACCCAGCATCTTCAGGACGCCTACATGGCGGCCAATTTGGTGATGGTGGACTTGTCCAACCGCAACCCGTTGCGCTGGACGATGGAGACGCAGACCCAGCGCTTGAGCGCAACGGCGACCTACACGCTGGACGCCCGGACCATCGCCATAGCCATGGCGTATCTGAGCTTTACGACCGACCCTGATCGGGTCCTGGGGCCTATCAGCGCGTCAGAGTATGCTGCGGTCCCCAACAAAACCCAGATCGCCCCGCCGACGACCTATTTTTTCAGTCTGTTGACGACGCCGACCATCACCCTTTGGCCGGTCCCTGACGCCGCGTCCATCGCCGCTGGGGTCACGCTTAACATGCAGACGTTCCGGCAGCTCCAGGACGTGCAGTTGGGCCAGGGCGCGACGTTGGACGCCCCGTACCGTTTCCTGGACGTGATCGCCACGGGCGTCGCCGCGCGGTTGGCCGAGATGTACCGGCCTGAACGGGCGGACTCGCTGGACGCCAAGTATGAGAAGCGTCTGGCGCTTGCCCAAGGACGGGACCAAGAAAGTGTTCCGATGTTTATCACGCCCGGTTTGGCGGGGTATTTCAAATGAAGCGACCCCATGGGCGAGCAACCATTGACCCGGATAACCCAGAGCCCACCGCAATCTGCGACAAATGTGGGTTTATGTGGAACCACAACCGGCTGTCGTGGCAGTTTGATTGGATGGGAGCCAAGATTCAGAATAAGCGTATTCTGGTATGTCCAGATTGCATGGACGAACAGGCCATGTTCCTCAAGACTATTGTGATTCCACCGGACCCACCACCAGTCTACAATGTCCGGCCAAGTGGCCCGATGTCAATTGAAGGTGCAAGTCAGTTCACCATCTCGCCCCCTCCGGGGGCAGATATGTTTCACGCCACTGGGGGAATGAGCGTCACGCTCACGAAGAACTAATGAAAGGCCGTGTCGATTACGACATCAGCGACCCGAGGCACATGGCGACATGTGACCGATGCGGCATGACCTACGCCCACAGCGATCTCCGGTGGCAGTTTGAGTGGGTGGGCGAGCAGCTTATGAACCAACGGAATCTGGTTTGCCCCCGCTGCTACGACAACCCCGCCGAGTTCCTGAAGGTCCTACGGCTCCCGCCCGAGCCGCACACGGTCTTAAGTGCCCGCGAAGATCGGCTCATGGACGGTTACAGCCAGTGGACACTGCTTCCCGCCGCGCCTGGCACGCAAATGTTCACCTCCTACGCCTCCATGGAGTTGAACACCGAGTTATGGAAACAGGTTTCCCCTGGTTTTCCTGCCCAAGGGGCCATGGCCGCGCCAACGTGGCTTGGCGGCATGACGCAGTCCGCGATGAGCGCAGTTGGCGGCATGACTGGCTCACCGAATGCAGGCGTGTCAGTCTCCCCAGCGATGAGCGCGGTTGGCGGCATGACTGGCTCACCGAGTGTAGGCGTGTCAGTCTCCCCAGCGATGAGCGCAGTTGGCGGGCTGACGGCGACAATACTCCGTACTGTTACAAGTGTCGTTGCCGTCTCTGCTACGGGCGGCATGACTGGCCCACCGATTGTAGGCGCGTCAGTCTCCCCAGCGATGAGCGCAGTTGGCGGACTGTCGGCCCTGACGACCGTGCAGGGCGCGAAGTTTTTCACGGCGACCGGCTCTTGGGTTGTTCCAACCGGCATCACGGGCGGATACTGCTACGCCATTGGCGGCGGCGGGTCCGGGAGGTCCAGCGCGGGAGCTGGCGGCGGCGGCGGGGGCGGCGGAGCATTTGCACAGAGCACCGGCGTGGTTCTGACGCCGGGGAGCACGGTTTATGCCCAAGTCGGCGGTATTTCGCAGGACTCGTGGTTCAACAACAGCGCCAACGCCGCGCCGACGCTCACGAGCCAAGGCTGTTTGGCCACGGCTGGTGCGACCTCGACGGGTACGGCTGG